AAAAAAATAGAACCGTTGGGCGGTTATTCGCTTCATTGGATGATGGCCCAACTCGCTTACGAATATCATCTTTCGCCGCGCGAACTCATGCAACTTGAGCCGCGGATGTTATGGACTATGCAACGCTACCTAGTCGCTGTGTCTCGTGCCCGAAATGCGGGCGGTCAGTAGACTTGACTCATGGCAGTTTCGTTTCGAGCAGAAGTAGACGCGCGCGACATGGCAAAAGTCGCTCGCATTCTTCGTAGCGTCGATAAGGAATTGTTGAACGATCTCGGGCGTAGTATGCGGTCAGGTATTGGCGGAACTGCGCGCGACATTGCGGCGTCGGCTAATCAAAACGGCGCACCATTGTCCGGCATGGCGAATCACAACGGGGCAACGAAGTGGGGCAACGTGAAGGCTACCGTTTCAACGCGCCCCGGCAGGTCGCGGTTCGGATGGGGCGACCTGGTATCAATCAACGTCGATGCAGGCCGTGCGTCGCGCGGTATGTATATTGCCGAGTTTGCTGGCTCTAAGAACTCAAACGGTTCCCCCACAGATGCGCGTGGCCCGTGGTTCGTCGGAATGTTGAATCTCCGTGTGCCTGGATGGGATAAGGGTGGACGCTATGTGTACCGTGCCTTTATGCCTTTCAAGGCAACCATCTACCGCTTGGCTGAGTCTTTAGTCGAAAAGTGGACTGACCGCGTGAGCGTTGAATTGGAGAACATCTAATGCCTTTACGCCTTCCCATCGTTTCTAAGTTTGACCCAAGCGGTATTCGTGATGCTCAGACGGGGCTTGATCGTCTCGGCGGTTTTGCGCGTAATGCTGGCTCGTTGCTCGCGGGCGCGTTTGTCGCAGGTGGGATTGCTGCTGGTGTATTCGCTGCGTCATCACTTCGCGCCGCCGATGAGTCTTGGAAAGTTGGGAAGGCTCTCGATCAGGCGGCGAAGAACGCGGGCGTATTCGGCAACACCGACAAAGACATTCAGAAGGCTACCGGCGCGCTAAAAGATCACGCGCAAACTTTGGGCGAACTTGTTGGCATTGACGATGAGGTTTTGCTTTCTATTGAAAAGACTTGGATGGCTGTGCCAACTCTCGCAGCACTTGGCACGAAGGGCATTGAACATCTAGCGGAGGTCGCGACAAACGTAGCGGCGGGGACAGGTAAAGACGTTGAAACAATCGGACTCGCATTTATCAAGATTGCGGGCGATTCTGAAACCGCCATGTCGAAACTTACACGTCAAGGCATCGTGTTTACTGACGAACAACAAAAGACGTATCAGGCCCTTCTAGACAACGGGCAAGAAATCGAAGCACAGGCGTATCTAATCGACCAGCTCGACGCAAAATATGCGGGTATGGGCCCTAAGGCGGCTTCTGCGCTTGATCGTCTGACCGTTATGTGGGGAAACTTTCAAGAAGTTGTCGGTAATGCTCTTATGCCAGCCCTTGAAAAAGTGGTGCCACTTATTAAAGATGCGCTTGCCGAGATGGTCGCTGACCCGACATTCCAAAAGTTTCTTGTCGACTTGGGTAAAGCGTTTGTCGATATTCTCCCGTCTATAAAGGAACTTCTGCCGTCGATGATGTCTCTCATGAAGGAGATTTTGCCGGGCATTGTTGCAGTCGCGCCTGGCGTAGCCCACTTCATAAAAGATATTGCGGATATGTTTAAGGAAGGTTCCGCGAAGGGCGGAGGCTTCAAAGACATGATGAAAACTGTGGGCGATGTATTGTCGTTTGTCGGTGACGCTATAAAGAACATCAACGGCTGGTGGCGAGAACAATACGACCTCATGAAGGAGGGCAAGCCGAACATCAATATGTTCATGGGCCCACTCGGTGCATTGAAGCAACTTATCTATATAACAGCTAACGCTGTTCGGGACCTCATCGACAACTGGAATGAACTCTTTGGCATTACATCCTCTAAGCCTCTTTCACGCGTGAGTATGTCTGTTGGTTCGGGTGGACTCAAACTCGGCAACGGCGGCGTGGTCATGCCGAAAAAAGGCGGCACACTCGCCACTATCGGCGAAGCGGGCACCCCGGAAGCAGTAATTCCACTCGACAAACTCGGCACGATCATGGGCGGCGGTGGAGGCGGAACAACCTATAACGTCGTGGTGAACGGCGGGCTTTCTACGTCGGCAGATATTGGGCGCGCTGTCGTGGACGCTATCAAGAAGTATGAGCGCGTTTCAGGCCCTGTGTTCGTGGGGGCGTAATGGCGCAGTACACCTACAAAGTAGAACTTGAAACAAACACGGGTTTCATTCTCGATACGGACGTGCTCGACACCGGCGTGCTTGGTTATCTTCTTCAAGACGTGACTCAGTACGTGCGTTCAGTAAGAACGCGCAAGGGAAAATCCACGCTACAAGGGAAGTTTACGCCGGGACAAATGACCGTCGTTTTTGATAACCGTTCTCGCGCCTTTGATCCGAAATATATTAGCTCTCCCTATTACGGTTCGATTGTTCCGCGTAGGCGCATTATCTTCTCTATTTTACATCCAGCTACAAGTAATTTCTTTTCACAATTTGCGGGCTGGATTGACGATTGGAACTTGTCCTACGACGTTTCCGGAGATTCGACTTCGACGGCTCAATGTTCGGACGCTTTCACAATTTTGGCGAATCAGAATGTGACTCTAACAGCACCAACTGCTGAATTATCGGGCGATCGCATTCGTCGCGTTCTCAATTCTTCAACCGTTGCATGGCCCGCCGAATTAACCGAAATCTATCCGGGCAATTTTACGATGGGAACCGCGAGTTACTCAGGCAACGCATTGGATTATTTGCAGTCAGTTTCTGATTCGGAAGCCGGAACTTTTTTTGTCGATAACTATGGCAATCTGAATTTTTACGATTGGAACACAACCAAAGACTCGGCAGCGCGACAATACCTAACGTTTTCAAGTAGTCCAGGCACGGCATATATGCCCATCCAAGAACTTGAGGTTGAATACGGAACTGAAGAACTCGTTAACAATGTGACTGTAACGAGTGCGGCTGGAACTGTAACGGCACAGGATACAAACTCACAGCAGACTTATCGAATAACCTCTGAGACTTACCCCGTTCTAACTTCAAACCTTCCTCAAATGACTACATTGGCGAACTTTTACATTACGAATTATGCGAATCCTCGCTACCGAGTTTCCAAACTAAAGGTTTCGCTTGATGACACGCGCCTATTGGATTATGTTTCGCCTACGACATATTTTGGATGGGGCGTCCTTCTTGCAGTCCAACTTGGTTATGGCTGTCTCGTGAATTGGATTCCAAACAATATCGGCACAGCGATTACACAACAGGCAGCCGTTATCGGTGTAGATATTGACGCAACGCCGGAAAGTTGCACGATAACCTATTCCATCGCAGGCGAAGATACTAGAAGTTACGTTTAGGAGTAATAATGGCCGGACTCGGTTACAAGGCTTTTGCCGTTGGCGCGGTTCTCACCGCGGCTCAGGTGCAGGGCTATTTGCAGGATCAGAGCGTGATGCTCTTTGCTTCTTCCGCTGCGCGTACTGCTGCGCTTGCTTCGCCTTCTCAGGGCATGCGTTCTTATCTGACTGACTCCAACTCTGCATGGCAATATTACGAAGCGTATAACTCCTCAACTAACCCTGGTGGTGCAGCCACGGCGGGCTGGTATCCAGCCGAGGGCACGGTCTTATTTGCGGGCAAGCGCAACAACACTTCGGGCGTTTCTATCCCCACAGCTGCTTATACCGTTGTCTCGTTCAACACATTTTCTTGCACCGGCTCAACGGCTAACACAGACACCATTCAAATTGATTCAGCGACGGCCCCGAGCACGTTTACTGTGCGTAAAGATGGCTGGTATCGTCTCTCGTCTTTGGCTCGTCACGCAGGATGGTCAGCAACAACGGGCACAACGCGAAATCACGGTATTAACAAAAACTCAACGACGTTCGCAACTAACACCATTATTTATTCTGGTAAAGGTAGTCCAGCGGACGCATCGGGATGGGCTGGTGATATGACAACTGCGTTACTTGCAGCCGGTGATGTTCTTCGCTTCTATCTTTACCAAGATACGGGCGCAAACCGCACTTGTGCGGATCACACAATTTCCATTGAATATCTCCGACCTGCGAGCGTCTAATGGCCGACGTCACTCTTAACGATATTCTGGTAAAGCTCGAAGGGCTTTCGGTGAAACAGGATTTGATGATGACAAAACTAGATGAGTTGTCGAAAATCTCCGACCAGCATTGGAAGCGCATAAACGAGATTGAAACGAAGCTGGCTCTCTTAGAGCAACGCCAGCCACCACGCGTTCACGTTTCCGTTTGGATTCTTGCGACTATCGCGGTTCTTGGTTTCATCGCCTCATTCGTCACATTCGTTACTAAGTAGGAGAGTCATGCGTCATCCCGTTTCCCCAAGTTTCTACGACGCCGCGGATCCGTTCGGCTCAATGTCGGGCGGAAGAAAATACCCGCACACAGGTTCAGATTACACAGTCGCCGGTGAAATTTACAGCGTCGCGGATGCAGTAGTTGAATCAGCGGGCTGGAACGACGGCAATGGAAACTATGTGTGCTGCTGGTTGCCCGGCTTCGGGATTTACGTCGCCTACTTGCACCTGTCCAGCATTAACGTCAAGGTGGGCCAGAGCGTCAAAGAAGGCACGAAAATCGGTGTCTCAGGAAACACGGGCACGAACTCGCGCGGCACTCACCTTCACATAACCATGTCGGACAGCCCACAAGCGTTTGTCGGACTCGGAAACAAGATTGACCCCTACGCGTTCATTCAGGCGAATCTCGGTTCGTCAGGTAGTGGCAGCGGGCCCGCGCCTCTCGCTATCGATGGTGACTTCGGGCGCAACACGATCCGCGCGCTACAGTCTGCTCTCGGCGTGACCGTAGATGGCGATTTTGGGCGCGCAAGCGTTCGCGCGTTGCAGGTTCTTGTCGGCGCAACGGTGGACGGCGATTGGGGCCCTGGCACAACTCGCGCGCTTCAGGCTTTTCTCGGCGTTGCCCAAGACGGCGACTTCGGCCCGCAAACTATTCGCGCCTTGCAAACTCGACTAAATGCTGGCACGTTCGTAAAGCCCGAGCCTGTCAAACCTGAACCTGTCAAACCTGAACCTGTCAAACCCGAGCCCG